CAAATACGAAGGGCGACAAGACAATCGGCTCAGTAGAACGCCAACGGAAGTAGATAGTATGGACGAGACCAGCATTCACGGCGGGAGCAAAGACGGGAATACCATTGACACAAGCATAAGTAGCACCAGCAAAGGCTGGGGAAGCCGTGCCGAGAGGAGTACCAGTTGAGTCAGTAAAAACCAATGAAGCCATTGCACCGTTATTCACGTTGTCATACTCCACGGTACCATCATATGCTTGGAGAGGATTGCCGAGGCAACCGAAAGCATCATTGTAGTTAGCCCACTTATCCATCATTGTCGGGGCAGTGCGAACAAGACGATTTTTCTTCTTGTCAGCCAAGCGAAGAATGGGATACATAACGTCTTGGCTGTTGATTACAGAAGTTGTGTCATTTATCGTGGCCGAAATGGTGGAGCAAAGGGAGTTCAACGGGAGCATAGCAAGAGCAAAATCACGACCCGGGACGACGAGGGAATCACCGACGGCGGGGATGGTATCCAGCGTGAGGGTAGCCGTCATATGACAGAGGGAGCTCCATAGCACTTTTCTATCAACAAAAACATTTTCTGACGGGACATACACGTTATAAGTATGCTGACTCGCTGTGGCGGCAATTGCGTTAAAAGGAGCATTCGTTAGAGAGAGGGCACCTTTTTCCACTGCAAACTTCGGACGAGATTGAACGATACGTGAATCCAGCACGGCGAGTTTCTCAATGTCGGCACTCATTCTTATACTGATGCATCAGAATAAAAAAACACGGAAATAATCACCCCCGTAGGGTCGGATAGACTTTTGAGAGTATTATCTCAAAAACCTATCAGATTTAGAAAACGGGGGGAACGGGAAAAATCCGAGAAGTTTCTATAGAATTGATGCTATAGGAAAATCTGACAAAATAATCCCGTTCCCCCCGCCGGACAGTTCTTACTTACCGCCTACCACCCCTTTCAAACGAAACATAACCTTAATACTCACACTGGAGAGGTTATACATATTCAACGGATACAATTGGTTGTTAAGACGGTTCTTCCAATACACTTGGATGTCAATGTTGCGGAGCTCTTGTTTAGAAGGAGACATAGAAGACATACGATACTCAGCCGTAGGAGCATAATAGATGAACTGGCGATAGAGGTCTGCACCACCCGGTTGCGTATCCAATGCAATATCCGTAATAATGGGGTCAAATGCAGAAGCCGTAGTGGGAGCAGAATTACCCAATGTAGAACCTCCAAGAATGTTCGGAGCAGAGGCAGATTCGGTCTTAATCGGGATGAGCGTAGTAGTAAATACAATGGAAGAGCAAGGCGACCACAAGGAATCAACGCTCTTATAATCTTGCTCGTTCAACCAATAGACCTTCTGAGCCAATAGAGGAACAAAACCCAGTGGGGGATTACCCGACTGAGGAGGAATGCGGTAATCCGCCACATTTGAATAAAACTTGTTGCTAAACGTCAGTTCATACACATAACCCTCGGGAACACCCAATGGAAACGCCCCGTACGTAATCCCATCATATGTAATACCACAACTGTTTAGTGTCTGAACGTTCCAGTAGATAGTTGCAAAGTTTGCAAAGATACCACCCATATTTGTATTCATAAAGAACCGTAAGTGAGGGGCAGTAGCCACACCAGCCGTTCCAGCCACATAAGGGATAGGAGTAAAGGTAGTAAGACGTTGTCCGAATCCATCACTATCTCCATATACCGTAAAGCGTTGGGTAGAAGTGTTATACACAATCTGAGGTGTCTGAACGACGGCTTGGAAGGATGCAAAGGTTGGATAAGGAAAAGGGTCGGTAAGACCAGCTACTTCCGCCCATTTCACTTGGAAGGTGAGGTAGAGCAATTGATGAGCTTGTAGTAATGTAGTATTAATTAGATTCGCCCAGTGCTGATACGTTAAAACCCAGTAATAACGTGTGCTAAGGTCTTGTGCTTCCAATGGAGTCCGTGGAGTAGGGGCTAACACGGGGTTCTGTGTTTCGGGTACATATTGCACGAATGTAGGAATAGGTGATACATTAAAGGATACTACTCCGAGGTTTGTATTCCACGACTGCTGATAGGTGAGGGCAACACCATAGGTGGTTAGATTAACATTTGTTTGCCCTACCTCTATGTTAGGAATAAAAAGCGGTAAATCACGATTCGCACCATTCATTGTAAATCGGATAATAGAGAACTCATACTGGGATGCGTCTTTAAGGAGTGCCGTATCACGGGTTTCATTAAAACGTATTTGCGGGTCAGCAGTAGCCTTCAGATTACTTGTTGCATTATTAGCAGACCCCAAATCTTGCGTGTTGTTATTCACAATATCGCAATTGTAATACAAGTATTCTGGCTGATACTGACTGCCTCCCACTGTCTCAAATGAGCCACGATTGTAAGCCATCTTCTATACCAATAGTAGATATTATTTTCTAAGCTTATCGTAGGTTATACCAGATACAAAGTCGTCGGGGGATAACTTACTGGACTCTATAATCTTGTTATATTTGTCAAGTGAATATGGTGCATATAATAATCTCACACAACAATGGCGACCGCACGTAGCCACATTACCAGATTCCCTCTGAAACTGTTTATTGTTGTAAAAAACTGGCTTTCCACTTGCACGTAAGAGCCTTGTCAAATATGGACGCTCTACATCAAGCATTTCTAAACGGCTCTTTGTCATTCCATCTTTTTGGGCGGTGTCCGGAGCATCACCATAACTATCAAAGAACTCTATCTTATTTGGACGATTGATAAGACAAGTCCAATGACCCGACGTAGGACTCGTGTTAGGGAATAAGAGAATCGCCCTACCCTTTGCATCAAACATTTCATTAATGTTTCGTAGCCCTTTCAATTGAGGATAATTCCAAATCTTAATATCGCTCCCCAGTATCTTACGAATGTCATCATCTCCCAGAGGATACTGTCTTACTTCTTTGATTCCACCCTCCGCCATCTAATTGGTCTAAGATTTTTTCTATTATACAGATAGAAATGTCCTACGCCCAGTGGAATCCAACTACGACATATGTTGTGGGTGATGCAGTGGAATATGCTGGATTAGCGTATCAATCAACCGCAATCAACACAAACGTACCCCCTCAGCCAACTACCCCCGTGTGGTCTCTTATCGGCGGGGGTGGTGGTGGAAGTGGCGTAAATAGCGTGTCTTCGGGCAATACAAACATCACTATTACGGGTAGTGCAACCAATCCAGTTATCAATTCAACCCTTAACTACCTTACCAGTAATGTAGCTCTCTCTGGCAAATCCTTCTCGGGCAACGCCAAAGTTGGAGGTGCATCTCAACCCGCAGTGGTTATCGGTGGAACCCAAGATTTTGTAATTACTAATACGGATTTAACTGCAATGTTTATTGCTGATGCGAATGCAAATGTGGATATGTCCTTTGCTACTACCGTCAAAGCCCCTACCGTGGATTCTACCGCAAATGATACAAGGGTGGCTACTACTGCGTGGGTAAAAGCGAATAGTGGCGGTGGTTCAACGGGTGCTACTGGAGCAACTGGAGCAACGGGTGCTACTGGAGCAACTGGAGCAACGGGTACTACTGGAGCGACTGGAGCGACGGGTGCTACTGGAGCAACGGGAGCACAAGGAGCAACGGGAGCACCCGGTGCTACATCTCTCACCCTTCAACAAGTAGCGAATGCGGGTAATGGAATCAGCAACTTCTCCTTCCCCAACACGGCAACCCTATCCAGCACGAACTTTACGAATGGCGTTCAACTTCTACTCAATGACAACGGTTCTACTGATGGAACAAAGAACGGTATCAAAATGACAAGCAATGCAGACGGTTCTAAATACCTTGCGATGGACTACCAGAAGGTGAATCTCAACGGAACAGATTACAATTGGAGCAGTATCGTAGCGGGTGGTAGTGGAGTCGCCTCTGTCGGTGCGGGAACAAACATTAACATGACGGGGACGGCAACCAACCCCATCGTGAATGTCAATACCGCTCTTACCTCTCTCACTGCAAACCCAGTTAGTGCGGATTCCAAACTCTTACAGTTTAACCGCACGATTGAAGCAACATCACCTACACAATCTGTCCCCGCACCCACTTATCCAAAGGAAACGGCAACCCTCATCAACAAATCGGGAACAAATCCACCTACCATTCAACCGTTCGGCAGTATTAACACGACGATATATTGTCAATTACACACTTCTACTGGAAGATTCTTTCTGGGAGGTGCGGGTGCTATATATGAATTAGACCTTAGCACGGGGGCAACAATACAAACTTGGACTATTTCGGGTAATTCTGCGGTTATATATTCTATGATTGAGTTTAATGGGTTTTATGCGGGTGATACAATGCTTGTTGCTGGTGATTTTGATACACTAACAGACAGTAATGGTTTCACTCTTTCTGGGATTGTCAGTAATTCTTGTTTTATCAGCACTGCTTACAGTCCATTTCAAGCGAACTTTGACACTACTATAACGGGTGTCATTAAATCACTTGCTTGGACGGGAAGTTTATTGTTTGTGGGAGGTTATATCCAACTCTATTCTGCTCCTTCATTCTACAACTCTCTTGCGGTTTGGAGTTTTGGGGGGACTACTTTTTACTTTGATGCGGGGCGAACCTCATCTTTTGGTTTTACGAACAATTCTGCTTCGGTTAATACAATTTTAAATGGCGGAAGTGGTGTGCGGTTCGGTGGTGATTTTACAACGGCAAATTGTCCTTACAATTATGGTATATACTGGGACGGCACAAGTCCTTCTCAATTAGCGGGAGGATTTAATGCACCCATCACGCAATTTGGTGGTCTTAACCCAGAAGGAACGGAATACACTTGCTTTGGAAGTTTCACGACCCCTTACCCTTATGCGTGTAATCTTGCTATTAACGGTAATAGTGCTTCTGCTCCGCCAATATCAGTCAATGTTCCCGCTACTTGCGGACAATCGGGACACGACGGTTCTTACTATATTTATGGTGGAGCGAACTATGGAGCAGTTTCTTCTATTATTATTCCCGCTGGAACTCAACTCTACACAGAAATTGTCATTCCATCTGTTCCAATCACCATCTATGCAATGAGTCCCACTATCTACACGAATGCTCCTCCACTCCAAAATGTCAGTAAATATATTTTTGCTGGAACATCTAACGGAACGAACTCTGTATTCTCATACGATTTTGCGACAGCATCTTTCCCCATTACATTCATTACTACTGCTCCCATTTCTCCAAGCACCACAAACACACTTATTACTCTACCAGCAAAAGGAGACACGGCGGTGCTACAAGCAAGTGCCGACTTATCTCAGTGGTTTGTTCTGGAACAACCACCCGTCAATACTTCAATTACTTCCGTTGTTGCTGGAACGGGTATTAGTGTAAGCACAACGGGTAGTGTCGCAACTGTTTCTAACACGGGTCTTCTTGCCGTCCCCACGATTGATGCAGTGTTA